ATGAAACAACAATATGCTGAAAAAGTGAAGAGTATGACTGGTGAACAATTCATGGATACGCTCAACTCCGCAAAAACAGCGAATGCAGGAACCGCCCTGCTCATGGCCCGCGGTTGTGACCGGTTCTTTGACCTCAACGATATGGCCTCTATCCCGTCTGACCAACGTGGTGGAGCATTCACACCTAGCTCTGATATGGGCTGGAAGCGTTGCCAGCCACCCTATGATAAATATTTTGCTTCCTACGACGGGAAAATCAAAGGACCTCAGGGCGGCGTATTGGCAACTAGCGTAAACAACGCAGGATACGAGCTAGTTGGCGCGATTGTCAACGGTAATACAACTAGCACTACTGTCCACCGCTTGGTCGCCAGTGCTTGGTTGCCTAACCCTTCAGGATTATCAGACGTTGACCATGTGAGTGGCGATAGAACTTTGAACCGCGCAGACGCATTGCGCTGGATTTCACATAAAGACAATCTCGCACAAGCTCATCGCATGAAGCAGATGGCGGGCAACAAGGGCGCTAAAAATCGGGGTGTGGCAGTTATGAAAATTGATGCAGATGGTACCCGCACTGAATACCGTTCTCTCTCCGCCGCGGGTAGAGACAACGGGTTGTCCGCTGTGAGCGTGACTGGGAACGCCCGACACACACTGAAACTGGATAAGCCGTTCCACTTTGAGTTTTTGGATACCACAAAATGAAAAAGGACTATGAAAATGGGGGTATATAAATATGAAAGAAACTAAAAAAGGAACACTCAGCGGCGGCTTTAGCACCTTCAAGCTGGCATACGCAGTCGGGTGGGTGCTGGTGCTACTCAAGCTGGCGGGGGTGCTCAAACTCAGCTGGATGTCGGTGGCGAACTACTTCATCCTACTAGCGTTTGTGTCAGCGATTCTGTTCACGCTGGCGGCGTTGGTCGCATTGGTGATTGTGAAAGTAGGCGAGAAACACGAATAGAGAAACGGTGGAAGCAATCACCTCGTTCAGACAGTTTTCAGTAGAAACACACCGCTTAGCGAACACTTTGCACCTTTCAGACCCAGACGCAAAGCACCTATTAATGACTGAGTTAGTAGAGCACCGCTTAAATGGCATGAGTGATGAGCAGATTCAAAAAGCCATTGCTGACAATGACCCAACGTTTTCTTGGCGGGTCACTTACGCGAAACGCGATTGCTTGCGAGCTTATTACAAGGCTAAACGACAACAGCAACAAGCCGCCAACGGACTGGTCACCATGGTACAAGACAGCTACTCCATCATCGACATGGATAGGGCCACAAGGACACAGGACGATGTACAAGCCGCCATTGAGTTGTTACCTCAGATATTCGCCAACCGGTCAACCTGTGCATGGGTAGAATCAGTTTTGCGGGTGGGGGCTGAAGAAACACAGGCACGGTATCACCAATCACGCCGCCAATTTTCGCAAAAAACAAATCGCGTATGCAGATACGCAAGTCAACATAGAAAGAAGTTAATCGGAATTATGAGCAATCGCCAAGACGAAACAGAACTAAAGGAACTAGAAGCACTGACGCAATGGGCCGCAATGATGGCTAACGAAGATGTAACAGACAAACAGATACAGCACTTCCTTGACCAACACGGCTCACTGGTTGCGGATATTGTAGATACTCCAAAAATCAAGCATCAAGGGAAATTAGTAGCCGACTGGGCAAACGCTGACCATGCCGACCAGTACGCATTTTGCAATATCATGGCCGCGCGAAAAGAACGGCTAGAACAGTATTTAGTTTTGAGATAAATGTAACCGCTTAATTCGGAGGAACGATGGAACTAAACAAAATCTATAATCAGGAAGCCTTGGCCGGTATGGCTGAGATTGAGGCGGGAACGGTTGACATGATATTGACTGACCTGCCCTATGGAACGACTAGGAACAACTGGGATAGCATTATCCCATTAGATGCTATGTGGCAACAGTTTAACCGTGTCATAAAGCCAAATGGGGCAATTGTTTTAACCTCACAACAGCCATTTACAACACGGTTAATTAGTAGCAATCCCAAGCGGTTTCGCTACGAATGGATATGGCAGAAGTCGATTGCGACAGGTTTTCTCAATGCGCGTAGAATGCCGCTAAAGAAGCACGAAAATGTATTAGTGTTCTATCAACGCCTACCAACATATAACCCACAATACACGATGGGAAAGCCATATATGACAAGAACTAACAAGGCATCTAGCAACTATGGACACATGAAACCAACAGCAACGATAGCAACGGATGGTAAGCGATACCCAGTAGACGTGTTGAATATAAAAAGTGAAACAGGATTACACCCAACACAAAAACCAGTAGGATTGATGGCTTACATGATTAATACATATACGAATGCAGGTGAGACGGTGCTGGATTGTTGCATGGGTAGCGGAACTACAGCAATAGCCGCGATACAGACTGGGCGTAACTTTATTGGCTTTGAGTTAAACAAAGACTACTGCGACGTAGCAAACAAGCGCATATCCACATATCAATCACAAAAGTAGACCAAGCAGAATAAAGGGAGAAAACAATATGAACACAGTAAACTTAATCGGATTTCTAGCTACTGACCCAAAAGCCTCAGGGGACGCCGCAACGTTCCTCTTGGCAGTACGCCGCAACTATGAATCAAAGGATGGGGAGACCGCAGACTTTATCAATTGCATTGGCTGGGGTGGCTTGGCTACTAACATCCTGAAGCACTTGCACAAGGGGAGCAAGATAGCTCTCACCGGTTCAATCAAGACCAGCCACTATACAGACGCCGGTGGGTTCAACAGACTGGGCTGGCAGGTAGTAGCAGAACAGGTGACCTTCCTAGACCCTAAGCCGCAGAGTAAGACACCAGACTTAGACCAGCACAACCAACAGCAGTACTACGTTGCACCAGCCCGCAATCCTAAGCCGGATTTTTCGCAGTACATCAAACAACCGGAACCCACCCGCAACACGATTGAGGTAACGCCTGAGGTGGCTGAAGCTATCAAGCAACTACAGCAACTGTCAAAACAGCAGAGGGTGTTCTAGTGAGCAACTACAAGAAGCTACTCCATATCTGTGGGGAGCCGGGTTGTCAGGTAGTCATACAGGGGGATAAGCAGTACTGCGACAAGCACCAAGCCAAGCATGACGCTCAGTGGCAGAAGCAGAAGCAAGAGTACCGTAAGAGCAAACTAGCTCAGGCTATCCGCCAACAACAGACTAAGCACTATGACCTGTACGACAGGGACAAGGAAGCCTCAGCATTCTATCACTCCAAGCAGTGGCGGGCAGTGCGGGATTATGTGTATAGCAGAGATGGGGCACAATGCCAATCCTGTGGCAATATCCTAGACAATCGCAAAGTGTGTGACCACTTGCACCCACTGAAGTACTCACCAGCAGAGAAACTCAGTACATCTAATCTGTGGGTACTCTGCTACAAGTGTCATACCCGCAAGACCACCATTGAGCAGAAGATAGCAGAGCAACCGAATGGCCCAACTAAACTACAGCACCTAGACAAAGAGTGGTGGCTACGAACTCTATCAGAACAGCAGGGCCAGACAATCACAATGAAAGAGTGGCGCAATGACAACAAGTGAACAACAGCTGAGCGATGCAATAGAACGTCTACCAAGGTGGCTAGCACTGTCACTTATTCAAGGATTACTGGACGCAACCACAACAAGAAAGGAACACAACAATGAACAACACTAACAACAAACACAAGGTACATGAGGTAGCAGGGTATCGCAAGGGTATGTCTAAGACAGCATTGTGGGCTGGCATCTGTGCGGCATTAGGTTTATTCATCGGGGGCTTAGCGCTTCCCATCGCGGCCTTGGTATTGGGTATCATTGCCCTCACAAAGCAACCTACTAGCCATGACAAGTACTGGGCTATCAGCTCTATTGTCCTCGCGGGTATCTCAGTCCTGGGGTTCCTGATGTAACTGGCGCACTCCATACGTTATAGATAGTGAGGGAAGCAATGGACATATACAGTAGCCATGAGAACCAACAGGAAGCACTAGACAACATGGTAGCCAAGCTACTGAAGCTGATGAGGCAGACACTCAACCAAGCGATTGAGCAAGGCAAAGACCAAGCCGCATTAGATGTGAGCACGTACCACAAGCTGGTAGTAGAGCAAGCGGTAGCAACATGGCGGGAAGAGTACCCACTAGATGAGATGACACTCTTCTATATCAATGACAAGCCAGACGGTATCATTCTAAGATGGTGGGAAGCGGTTACAATTAGATAACGAGCAGACGCGGGATTAGACGAAACAGACACGCTAGAAACGCCGGCGTATCAACGTTTACCCCGCCCCTATCTGTGAAGAAATAACCGCGCATACTAAAATGGCTTTCCGTCAAAAAATATGTAGATATGTAAATAATGACATAATGGCCACCCTAGACTAGCCGCAAAGCTTAATAGGGCGGCTTTTTGTCAGCTCAAAAACAGCTTAAAGGGGCGCAAAAATTGTACATATATAAACTGATAAACCGCATAAGAGCGGGCATTGTAGCAGTAGTAAAGACGATAGGGGGCGCAACATGGTAGGACGCAAGCCAAAACTAACAACTGACCCAAGTGATAGGGCCGACCAGCGGGCTAGAACAGCCGCATTGATGAATGCCACGAAGAGTTATGACTGCTTGCAAGAAAGGGCGCCTAAGCATCTATCTGGGGTAGCACGTAGTACTTGGGAAAGCCTTGTGCCACAGCTTAATCGCCAAGGATTAGTCAAGCAGATAGATAAGCAGATAGTGACAGCACTGTGTGAACAAGTGCAGCTAGAGCGCATGGCATGGATTGAGATACAGGAAAACGGCGTGGTGATTGATGGCCGAAAGAATCCCGCGTGTCAGGTGCTGGACTCAGCCACAGCTAAAGTTAAAAGTTTATCCGACAGTCTGGGATTGAACCCGCAAGCACGTGCAAGCCTGATTACTGTAGAGAACAACAACCATGACGACGAAGAAGTAGACATTATCAGCAAGCTGAAAGGGAAAAGTGGTGACAATGATTGGTAGACCTAGAACGAATTGACCTGACCCAAGAAGACAGCACAGATAACGCCAATCTGTCAGTCGCCATCGACGAAGCATACTTAGCACGTAAAAATGAAAGCGCATACACTGCAATCTTTGAGCGATACCGTGACCCAGCCACGCGGTATAGTTTTGCCATCCTAGAAGGCGATGTAGTAGCGGGCGTTGACATGAAGCTATCCGCTTTTCGCCACTTGCAGGACCTTACTAGAATTGGCAGTGAGGACTTTCCTTACAGCTACGATTTAGCCAAATGCCATGAGGTGCTCAATTTTGCCGCGCTTTGCCCTGACCCAGATGCTGGGAAGCCGCTACCACTAGCTCTATGGCAACAAGCTATCTTGTGCTGGTCTCAAGGTTGGCGCAAGGGAGACGAACGCCGTTTTCATCGTGTGATTTTTTCCGTGGCGCGTACCAATGGTAAGACCTACTTAACCTGTATCCTATTGGCATACCAGTATATCTTAGGTAGCTCAGGACGGTATAACCAAGATATGGCATACATTGCCCCTGTCACCCAACAAAGCAAGAAGGGGTGGCGATACGTCAAGCTTACCTTTTCGCGATTGATGGAACTTAGAGCCTTTGCCAAGCTCTTTGTATCTCAGCAAACCAAGGCGGGTGAAGACGTTGTGAAGTCTAAGAAGACTCAAAACCAGCTCTTAAGACTGTCAGATGAAAGTGGGCAGTTTGACTCATATCATTTCTCTTTCGCCGTTCATGATGAGGCGGGCGACGATAGCCGTGTAGGTCTTATCCGTGAAAATAACGGTAAGATTACTTCTGGTCAGGTGCAGACAACAGACAGTCAAATGTGGACTATCTCAACAGCTTACCCAGACGCCACCAGCTCAATGTATACAGACGAAAAGATGGTACGTGAAGCCATGTGTAAGGACTTTGAGCGTACCTTAGACGATGTGTTGATGTTGAACTTTGCCCAAGACAGCGACGATGAAGTAAACACCCCTGATACTTGGATTAAGTCTAATCCTATTCTGGGCTTGAAGGGTGACACCATGTTAGCCTCGATGGTGGCGGAACGTGATACCAAGAAGGCAGACGGGACAGTTAGCGAATTTATCAACAAGAACCTTAACCGCTGGCTCTCTGTGAAGGAAAACCGGTACCTGAATCCGCACGACATAGAGGCCGCCCAGACAGACACGCCACCTATCAACATCACAGGCCAACCCGTATACATAGGCTTTGACTTGTCTAAGCTGTCTGATGATACCGCAGTGGCCTTTGTCTACCCGTACCAAGTGAAGGGCCAAACTCATTACTACATACAACAGCACTCATGGATACCCACGAACAAGACTGGTGGCAACATCGCGACTAAGGAAAAGGGCGACGGTATCAACTACCGGCAGGCTCAGGAACTAGGCTTTGCGACTATCGCCAAAAACCGCTGGGGATACATAGATGAGGACAGCGTGCTAGACTACCTTCTGGACTATGTAGAGACTAACCAGCTACAGGTACGGTTCTTTGTCTTTGACCGGTGGGGCACCTCAGATGTGACAGACAAGCTGACCGAGCTAGAGCCATTCCCACTGATGCCACTCAAGCAGACTGCCGACAAGCTAGACAAGCCTACCCATGAGCTTCAGAAGGCTTTCCGGGAAGGAAGGGTACATACAGACAAGGACCCACTACTGGCCTACGCGCTGACCAACGCCGTACTGGTAGGGAGCTCCGCTGGTATCAAAGTAGACAAGGAACGCGCCACCGCCAAGATTGATGCCGTGGATGCGATTGTAGATGCCATGAGCCGCGCTGTGTATGAGTTCGCTGATTTTGACCCGGATGTAGAAGAGCCTAAGAGCCTGTTCGCTGGCTGGACAGAAGACCAGAAGCACGACTATTTCACCAACTACTCATTTTAGAGAGGCTGTGCTATACTGTGAGTATAGAAAAAGGGCAACGTGCGCCAACACGTCACCCCATGAGCGCACCGCCTAGGCGGCCAGCCTCAGTTATCAGTCTGCAAGGACTTCAAACCGTCTGCTTAAGCCGCTGGACGGTTATTTTTGTCCGTTGTTGTTGATGATAGCGACAACTAACATTGCAAAAGCAATCATTAGCGTCAACACTTCAAAAGTGCTCACCACTAAACCCCGTTCAATAAATTCACCATAGGCATCACCTCAAATGCAACCAAGGCTTAGCCACCGCGCGACTTGCTCAACACACATAGTACCATGCCTTAGACCCCTAGTGGGTCTATTTTTTTGCCCTAAAGGTCAGAATAGGTCAAAAACGGCGCAGTGAAGACGTTATAGATAGCGAAAGACAAAACAGCCAAGAATGAGGTGACAACTATAGATAAACTACTTAGAATCCCGGCGATGATTACAGCCGCTCTGCCCCTGTTGTTATTTTTAGCAGGCATTGTGGCCTTTATCGTGGCGGGGTACCTAGTCAACGCGATTGTAGGGACGCTGGTGCTTGGCGTGGCTTGCATGGTCATTGGATGGGTGTTGTCACCTACGGCATCAAAGGGGGTGACTAAATGACAATAATTAATCCCTTTGCGAGGTTTCAGACTAGAAGCCAAGTGATACCATCGACTAACTTTGCACCTTTTGTGGTGAGTGGCGGGAAGGTGATACCTAACAACATGGTAGACGCCCGCTTTGCTCTTCAGAACTCAGATGTGTTTGCAGTCATCAACCTGCTTAGCTCCGACATCGCGAGTGCCACCATGAGTGCACCGGAACCGTTCCTAACTCTGCTTAGACGGCCTAACAACCTCATCTCTGGATACAACTTCTGGCAGAGCGTCGCGGCTCAACTGCTTTTGAGTGGTAACGCCTATGTGGCCTGTGAGAGAGACGCAAGCAATATCCCAACGCGCCTAGAGCTTGCACCTGCTGGTCAGATAGTAACCACACTGGCCGACAGCAACGCGGACATCTCTTACACCGTCAACTGGGGCGATGAACGGGGTAAGCGGAACTATCCAAATGCAAACATGCTTCACTTTAGACTGCTGGCGACTGGCTCCAATGAGTCCAACTTATATGTGGGTATCAGCCCACTGCAATCACTGGCAGAGTCAATCAACATGCAGGACTTTAGCAACCGCCTCACCCTGAGCTCACTCAAGCACGCATTGAACCCAAGCACAGTCCTGACTGCGGCTGAAGGGGCGCTGTCCAAAGACGAAAAAGAGGGCATCCGCGCTGGATGGGAAGCCGCCAATGAAGGCGAGAACGCTGGTAGAGCCATTGTGCTGGACCAAGCCGTCACCATGTCCTCTGTCAGCATCAATGCGGATGTGGCTAAGTTCCTCTCCACGCTAGACTTTGGCAAGACTCAGATAGCCAAGGCCTTTGGGGTACCAGACAGCTACCTGAACGGCCAAGGGGACCAGCAGTCATCAATTGAGATGACCAAGAGCCTGTACGCTAACACCCTCCGCCGCTACACAATGCCTATTGAATCGGAACTGTTCGCCAAGTTTGGGGTGACTGTAGAGCTGGACCAGAGCGCCGCCGTCGATGCAGATAACACGACATTGGTAAGCCAGATACAAGACCTATCAACGGGTCAGAATCCGGTCTTGTCGGCGACTGATGCAATGGCAATGCTACGCAAGAGGGGGGTGCTTTAGACCATGCAGAACTTAGATGTAAGAACATACGCAACCACTATCACGCGTGATACCTCAGATGATGGGGTCATGAAGATTAGTGGCTACGGCGCTGTCTTTAATCAACCGGCGCAAGCAGATAGCTTTGTTGAGTATATGAGACCAGAAGCGCTGGACGGGGTAGACCTATCTGGCGTTTTGCTTTTGTACGCTCACGACAGCAAGAATATTCTGGCCCGGGCTGACTCAGGTAACTTGAGCCTGAAAGTGGACAAGCAGGGGCTGGCCTTCACCGCCACCTTGCCGGATACCACACTGGGCCACGATACATACAGCAACATTCAAGCGGGCAACATCAAGGGTTGCTCTATCGGGTTCTCCATTACACCGGGTGGCGACAGCTGGGAGCAATTAGACGGCAAGACCACCCACATCATCAACAAGATTGACAAGGTGGTAGAGGTGAGCTTAACGCCTATCCCGGCCTACACAGAAACATCTGTCACGGTGCAGAGAGACCTAGAACATTTTGAAAGTGAGGAACACGCATTGGCAGAACCAGATAAAGCTGAAGAACCTGAAAAGGTAGCAGAGGCTGAAACGCCGGAACCCGAAAAGGCCCCGGATGAGAAAGTGCCGGAAACACGCGACGCTGAACCAGAAGCACCAGCAGAGCCAAAGCCTGATGAGTTGCAAGAGCTCCGGGCTGAGGTCTCTTCACTGACCGCAAAAATGAAAGCGCTTGCTAAAAAGGCTGATAAAGAGGAAGCCCCGGAACAGCGCGACATCGAAAACATTGAAGACAAGGGAGATAACACAATGGCAAAGACCATCACTGAACTGGACGAAAAGTCTGTAGAACAACGCGACTTGGAAGCGTTCTTGAAGACTGGCAAGGTTGAACACCGCGACGCTGAAGGCTTTACATCTGCTGAAGGTGAAGCCGTACTGCCGCTGGAAGTCCTGAACGTACTCAAGCAACCAGAAGACCCGGCACAGCTTTCCGGCTACGCGAACAAGGTGGCTGTCTCCGCGGCTACTGGTAAGCTCCCAGTGCTCAAGCGTGCAACCGCTCAGCTGGCGACTGCTGAAGAACTCGCGGAAAACCCGCAGATTGCAAATGCTTCTATCGAAAAGGTGACCTATGACGTGGCTACCTACCGTGGTCAACTGCCTATCTCTATGGAAATGGCTCAAGACTATGGCGACATTACTTCACTGTTAGCTCAATATGTGCAGACGGTCAAGAACCAAACTGAACAACACAAGATTGGCGCTGTGTTGGCAAAGGCTACCCCAGTAGCCGCTAAGTCCATTGATGACATCAAGGATGCCTACAACACCGGCCTGACCAACTATGGTGCCGACCGCATGTTTGTAATCTCTGAAGCCCTGTTCGCTGAACTGGACAAGGCCAAGGACAATGATGGCCGCTACCTGCTCCAAGACTCTATCGCTTCTGCGACAGGCAAGAGCTTGCTTGGTGCCCCGGTTGTGATTGTACCGGACGATGTGCTGGGCAAGGCTGGCGATAAGGTCGGCTTTGTAGGCTCTGTGAAGGCGTTCGTTCTGGAAGCTATCCGCGCTAACGTAACGCTGAACTGGGCCCGTAATGAGCAGTTTGAACAAATCTTGGGCGTTGCTTTCCGCGCTGACTTCAAGGTAGCCGACAAGGACGCGGGTAAGTTCATCACTTACAATGCCACGCCCAGTGAAGCCTAGTGAGGAAACGACTACCAGCACCACGACATCAACGGTAGCTCCAACAACCACTAGCACCACATCGACCACCAAAGCCCCGACTACCAGCACTACCACCACGACTGCCGCACCTGATGAGGGCGCGAGTAAATAAGGTAGGTACCGCGGTAGTGGGACAGGCGGTCCTATAAACCGGTAGTAAGTACACCATCGCCTAACGAATGACAACAATACCGCGATTAGCGGGGCGGTGATGTAGAGAGGGGTAAGCAGATGGATACAGAAGCATTGGCGGCTGAACTCTTGAATGAACTCAACTTGGATGACGCAGAGCTGACCACCCTGCAAGCCCAGATTGAATCAGCGATTGACATCACCAAGCGGTCCGCGGGCCAAGTCGATGAGACTAACCCCACCGCGATTAAAGCAGTGAAGACAATCGCCACTCAGTTGTACTATGACCGCACTTTATCAGAAGGCCTAAGCCGGGGCGTCATGATGATGCTCACACATCTACAGGCAGGTGCTCAGTATGCAGATAAAGCCTAGTGAGATGACCCGAAAAGTGCAACTAGGGCATGTTGGCAACGTGGTAGTGGGTGGCGTAAACAGAGACAAGTTTATCTCCGACTACTCACTGCACTACAAGGCTCAGAAGCGCACTTTGTCTCAGCAGTACCAACTTGTTGGAACACGCTTGGACGAAACACAAACCATCATCACAAGACACGACGCGAGAACAGAGACGGCCAAGCAGGCCCAGATAGGCCTTACCACCTACGACATCATCGACGTGTCCCCGGATGACGGCGGCGACTACATCCGCTACGACTATATCACCATCAAGGCGGTGTCCGGTCATGGCTGATATGGATGAGGTGCTGGAACAGTACCTGAAGAGCATCAAGCAGATAGCTGAGATGTCTGTGAAAGACAAGACCAAGATAACCTCAGCTGGGGCCAAGGTCATGGCCGACAAGCTCAAGCGGGCTACTGCGGTCAACCACCCAAACTACGGCGAGGGCGGCAACTACGGCCACCTGTCTGATGATGTAGGCTGGCAGGCCAAGAACGTCGATGGCAAGAAAGACGGTACCAGTACGGCGGGCTATGGTGACAAAGCCTTTGTAGCGCGTTTCCTCAACGACGGCACAAAGTTTATCCGCGGTGACCACTATGTAGAAGACGCTAGACAATCCGCACAGGGTGATGTCCTGAAAGCAGAGGCGGCAGAGTACAAGAAGCTCATCAAAAAGATAGAGGGTGGTAGCAAGTGACGATAGTAGAAGAGGCTCAAAACCTTTTGGACACGGCCGGTATCTCTGGCATAGACGACACTTACACCTACAATATCCCGTACTCCGAAAGCCCAGACACCAAGGTGACCCAAGTGCTCATCACAGACAATGGGAGCTCCGCTGAGTCCTATGGTAACGATGACTTTCACGCCTTTACCGGTGAGATAGAGCTACAGATATGGTACGCGGCTGTGGATGGCATCGACTACGACGCTACAGAAATGGCGATACTCAAGGCCTTCACGGCTCAGCACTGGCAGGTATCAGGATGGCGGCGGCGTGTGACTGACCCGGATACCAAGCAACTCAGCAACACAACATACATACGCAAGACACAAAACCTTAGGGGGAACTAATACATGGCAGTAGTAGGCGTAAAGTTAGTAAAGCTCGCGCTGGTCGATGATGAACAAAAGATTATCGCTGGTGAAGACGGCCTGTCTGAATCGGGTATTTACGAGATTGACAATAAGGACTTGGGTACCAAGTCGGCCAACATCACAGGGCTGGCTGGTACCATCACCAAGATTTATGGGAACAACACGGCTCAGGACGTAACGACTGGCGCGGCGGCACCAACCGTGGCTCTGGATGTCAACAACCTTGACTTCCTCATCTCTCAGAAGCTGAAGGGCTTTACCAGCGATGGTAAGGGCGGCTGGACTGATGAAAAGAAGAAGCAACACGTCGCAATGCTTATCCAGACGCAATCAATCGACCGCCAGCACAATGTGTACTTTGGCTTTGGTAACGGCCTCTGGACTGAATCTGAAAAGAACTTGCAGACTGATGATGCGGATGAGCACCGCGTAGACGATGCTTCGACGTACACGGCTCTGGATTGCATCGCCTTTGGGCATGTACCGTACAAGTTGTACTCCGACTTTGAAGAGACCTTTGAGGAAAGCGCAATGCTGGGCGAGGTTTTCGGCGGCTATAAGGCTGAGCCAGTGAGTAGTCCCAAGTAGCACCACCACAACAACCAAGGCCCCAACTACGACTAGCACCACTACCACTACAAAGGCAGAGTAGCTCAGCCGCAATTCTGAGGTGACTTGGAACGCTCAGACGCATAACTGGTCATCTACTTGCACCACAGCGCGCCTGACAACATACCGTAAATGACTGCATACTTACTACATAAAGGGAGCAATACGATGAAACTACAAATTAAGCAACTGGGCACCAAGCACTACGAGGTGAAGACCTCTAACCGCAACATGCGGGCTATGTTCGCCTTACAGCTCACCATGGCTAAGGCGGGTGACATCGACGGCTTGGACCCTGAAGAGCAAGTACAGCGGTCATACGAGATGCTGAATCAGGTACTGGACTTTATCCAAGGTGCGCTGAACCTCTCCGACAAGGACGCGGCTAAGCTAGATGACCTTGAGTTTGACCAGACTGTAGAGATTGCCAATTATGTCATTGCGAGAATGATGGGCATGTCTGATGAGGACATCGACTTGGCGCAGAAAAGCGACCAAAAAAGCCAAGACTAGCCCCGCGGAACTGGCCTTTGCCTATCAAAACCAGCTAGAAGATTTTGACCTGATGGCCCAAGATACGCTGGTGAACCTGCATTACACGCCTGAGCAGTTTGATGATACCGACTACTACCGGCTTTTGCAGATTATGGGCGCACGCTCCAAGGAAGACCGGCCAGTAGACCCCGCACAGCTTTACTCACAACTTACCAAGGGATAGACGACACACCAAAGTCGCCTGTCCCTTTTTTTATACAAGAAAGGAAGACGACTAAATGGCAAAGACAATACAGGCTGAGATGTCTACCAAGATTGCTCTGGACCTTGTAGAGGCTACTAAGTCAGTCAACGGCTTAACCTCAGCTGTCAAGGCCAGCCAGAATGCGTGGAAAGCCCAAGAGGCCATGTTGCGGTCCTCTGGCGATGCGCTCAAGGCTAGTCAGGCCAGATACGAGGGCTTAGGGAAGTCGATTGATGCCCAGCAGAAGAAAATCGACCTACTCAAGAAGCGCCAGTCAGAACTGCAAGGCAATACCAAGGAAACAGCAGAAGCCTACCTGAAGTACCAGAAGGACATCGACAGCGCTACTAAGCAACTGTCATCCATGCAGGCTCAGCAAGAGCGGGCCAAGTCTGCCATGTCCTATCAAGAGTCAGGGCTGGCTAAGCTACAGCAAGGCTACAAGCAGATGGGGGCTGTGTCTAAGTCCTACGTGGAACGACTCCAAGCTGAGGGCAAGACCCAAGAAGCCAACCAAGCCAAGATGAGCGGCTACAAGTCGGCTCTGTCTAACCTGAGTCAGCAACTGAAACTGCAAGAGGCGGAACTGGACCGGGTTGCAAGCTCTACGGGTAAGACCAGCTCTGAGTATGCCAAGCAAAAGGTACGCGTGAACGAAACGGCCACGGCTATCGCCAAGGCCAAGAACAGCATGGATGACCTGAACGATGAGATGAAGAAGGCCAGCCCGTCACCGTTCACCCGCATTAAAACCGCACTCTCCGGCCTGACCAAAGAAGGCGAAAAGACTCAATCTGTCTTTAAGTCCGTGTTCTCCGCCAACATCCTGTCTAGTGTGGTCACATCCGCATGGACTCACCTATCAGGATGGATTAGCTCTGCTACTGAGTCTGCTAAGGAATACTCTTTAGCACAGCAGACGATGAACGCCACTTGGACCACCTTAACGGGTAACGCCAAGAGCGGTCAGCAGATGGTTGACATGACCAACCAGATGGCGATTGCGGCCAACAATGCCACGGACATGGTGGACGGGATGAACCAAAAATTCTACGCCATAGCCAAGAACGCGGATGTCACCAAGGGCTTAACCAACTCTGTTCTGACTCTGCAAGATGCCTTTGGGCAGAGTGACGCGGCTGTAGAAAACTTCAGTACTCAGTTTGCCCAGATGATGTCTAACGGTAAGGTCGGCGCGCAGGACATGATGTCCTTTGTAAATACCTTCCCAGTGCTCAGAACCAACCTGCTGAAGGCAGAGCAGGCGCTGACTCACAACCACAAGCTGACCATGGCCCAGATGAACGACCTGATGAGCCAAGGTAAAATCAGCTCCGCGACGATGCAGAAGGTTCTGACTGATACCGCCAAGGAATACGGGGCCGCAACAGAGAACTTTGGTAAAACCATCCCGGGCATGATTAGAACCGTCAAGTCCCAGATGCCCGTGCTTCTGTCAGCAATCACCACACCGCTCACTACGGCGGCAAACCCCATCATTGGTACCATCTCCAACTGGGTATCCGACAGCAAGACCAAGGCCATGTTTACGCAAGTGGGCAAGACCTTTGCAGACGGGCTGAACAAGACCATCGCGGCGTTCGGCGGGGGAAGCAACTCCGCCACTAGTATGGTTGACTACCTCAATGCCGGGGTGCAGAAGCTCAATGACTTTATCGCTCGTACCTTTGACTATCTCGCAAAGCACGCGAGTGACATCAAGGGCGTGGCTAGTGACACTTGGACTATTGCAAAGACACTGGCCAGTGGTGTCTGGGAAGCCTTTAAGGGTGTACTGAGCACGATTGGTGATCTGCTGGGCGTAACTGGCAAGAACGGCAAGGCCGCTACTGACCCGCTGAAGACCCTGCACAGTATTCTGGACTGGATGGTTCAGCACAAGGCCCAAGTGAAGCTCTTTGGTGAGGTGCTGGCTGGTATCTGGATGACTAGCAAGGTATTGGCCTTCAGCAAGGCGATTGGCTCTGTACTTGGTACCCTCAAGAGTCTGGGCGATACCAAGCTGGCTACTTCTATCGGCAACACGTTCTCCAAGTTCACCTCAGGCACTAGCTTTGGTGGCTTTGGTCAGTCTATCAAGTCTGCTGGTGGTATCAAAGGTCTCACTACAGCGGGAAAAGTTGGTAACGGGCTGGCTATTGCTGGTGGTGCAATCGACGCCGGTATGAGCATCTACCAAGGTACCCAAGACAAGAAGGGCTCTACCAAGCAGTATGAAGACTATGGCACGGGTATTGGGACTGCCTTAGGTACTGGTATCGGTGCATTCTTTGGTGGCCCGCTGGGAGCCGCGATTGGTGCCAAGATTGGCGGATTTATCGGTAAGTGGGGCGGCCTAGGCGCTAAGAAGTTCATGACTGGCTGGGACTCCATCAAGGGTAAGAAGCCTGAGGACTTTCTGGGTAAGGTTGGCTACGATGCCCACAAGGCCGTCAACGGTGTAACCAAGTGGTGGCGCGATGTCCAAAAGGCCGACGCCAAGCAACAGAAGGCATTGGCTAAGCAACAGAAAGCCCAAAACAAGGCGATGGAAAAGGCTTGGGATGACTTCTGGACAGACACTAAGAACGGCTGGAACAAGTACTGGGACGGCGTAGGCGAAAAGGTGTCTAAGGGTGCATCCAAGCTCAAGAAGGATGCGACTAACGCGGCTGACACCATCCATGACAACTGGACGGGGTTCTGGTCTAGCGCCAAGAGCGGCTGGAACAACACAATGTCTAGCATCTCAAGCGCCGTATCCAAGAAGATGTCTAGTGCAAGGAACGCCGCGGGTGATGGGGTGAACTGGATTGTAAGTAAGTTCGGCTCATTCAGCTCTATTGGCTCTACGGTCAGCAAGGCCTTTAGCTCTATTGTCTCCGCAATCTCGCACCCCATCGAAACAGCTAAGTCTCTGGTAGACAAGGGCGTGTCCGCCATTAAGCGCATGTTCTCCGGCCTGCACATCAGCATCCCACATATCGACCTACCGCACTTTTCAATCTCCGGTAGCTTCAACCCACTTAAAGGCCAACTGCCGCATGTGGGTATCAAGTGGTATGCGAATGGTGGCATTTTGGACCAAGCTACTCTGCTGGGCATGTCGGCTAACACCGCCCATGTTGCTGGTGAAGCAGGGCCAGAAATGGTTATGCCGTTGTCTCAGGCTAAGGCCTCACGGGCATGGCAGTTGCTGGGCCAAGCAGTCGAACGTATCAACAAAAACCAGAGCACTAACAACGTTATAGGTGTAGAGAACAATAACACTTTGCTGGCTGAAAAGCTGGATAACATCGCGACACTGCTATCTAACTTGGCCTTTGCGGTGACCGTAGACCTTGACGGGGACGCAGTAGCACAGAAGCAAGCGCCTAAGGTTAAAGCAATCATAGATAACAGTAACCGGTTCAAAGACTACTGGCAGACGATATAGGAGGGTTCTAATGGCCGGAATAAGTGTAAAGTATAACGGAATCGACTTAGCACAGTGGATGGTGATACTGGACGTGCAACGCGGCGTAGGGGCCGTGCACCTGAACACCATGCAGAAGGTGGGCAAGTCAGATGGGCAGATGTGGCAGTATTCAAGCCTTGATGCCCGTACCATCACAGTCACGGGTCAGGTTAATAACAGCAACTTGGCAGTAGTAAGACGGGAACTGGGGGCGGCTCTGGAACATGACGGGCCAGCCCCTTTGATTTTAGGTGATGATGAAAGCGTTTACTACAATGCGTTGGTAGATGGGCAAGCAAGTATTGCAGAGGACTGGCGCAGTGGTACCGTTACAATCTCTTTCATCGTGCCGGACGGGGTGGCTCACTCAGTCACCACCACCAGCTTTAACAACCATGGTATGGACGGGCTGATGGGCCAGACGGTCAAGGTGACGAACAAGGGGAGCTATGCGGCTTACCCGGTCATCACAGCCAAGATGATTGGTGATAATGGGGTAGTGTCTTTGGTCAATTCTGAGGGTGGTGCCTTGCAGTTCGGTAACCCTGAAGAGATTGATGGAACAGAGGAACAACGCTCTGAACGGGCGTATCACTATACCTTTGACAGTGCACCAACAGACGTTGTGCTGAATAAGGGGACAATTGCCTTTCCATACTATGGTGGGGATACAAGGAACCATAATGAGCAAACTGGGCCGTTTGATTACACCACCTACCCGGGTACAGCAACACCCGCAAGTATCCGCACCAAAGATATGTTTTGGTCAGGCCCTTCTATGAGTGGCTCTTTGAAAGCAAACTCATCTGGCAAACTGAACGGTAATTTTCAGTGGGTTAACCGCTTTATGTTTGCAACTAACAAGAACTCTGTGGGGCGCTGTGAGTTTAACCTGACTAAGGGTGATAAAGTTGTAGCCTCACTGCTACTGTATGATTATTCTCCTTCTGCCGACATGCTCATGTTTGAGGGCACTGTGAACGACCAACACCTGTTTTTGGATAACTTACCCCGCAACTACTACAAAAACGGCGAGTATGATTTTGTTATCACTAAAATGTGAAACCAAGTTAACTTTAGGCTGGACCGTGTTGGGCTTGGTGGCGGTGGTAGTGAAACCCGGATAGTAGAGGGTTTTGATGCCTCAGAAATAGATGGCTGGACTGTCTGGTTAACAGGGTTCTCTGATACCAATGGTTGGACGCTAAAGTGGGAAGACAGCTATTTTGACTGGATAAATGTTAACCACTGGAACAACATACCCAACAGATACAAGGATGGCGACACACTGAAGATTGACGTAGCAAACAGAGCCGTTTACCTAAACGATGTTGAAACACCCAACTTGCATACGGTTGGCAATGACTGGGAAGGTTTTGCTCTAGCCCCAGGTGACACGACTATTGACCTTATAAGCAGTAGTTGGGCGGATATGTACGACTGCACTGTAGAGTTGAGGGAGGCATATGTATAGTGGACTTCTATTTTACTGATAGACAGTATAACGTTTTAGGCGTGGCCTCTACGGATTCTACGTCACCTCGGCGGGTTGCCAATGAGACTGAGCAACAGAGCACAGAAGCGGCTACTGTGGCACTCTCAGGCACCCTCTACTTTACTCGTGACAACCTAACTCAAGCGCGGTCCATGGCGGCCACTGGTAACTACATTTTATATAGAGATGACCAAGACCAAGACCAGTTTCTAACCATCCTTGAAAGCCACCTCAATGCCAGTACTCAGTCCATCAGCTTTGCCGGTGACTCTGCTGGTAATGACTTGCGTAATGAAACTGTGAACAGCTACACCGCAAGCAAGGCCATGACATTTGCTGAATACTTTGCACTATTTGCTACAGATTCAGGTTGGGAGGTTGGTGTAAATGAAGCGGCAAACAATACCCGTACTTTAAGCTGGGAAGGGGAAGAAACCGCCTATGAACGGCTTTTGTCTACTGCTACTGAGTTTGGTGTAAAAGTAGAGTTTAGCTTTACCATTCATGGAACGGACCCCGTGAAGCGCTATGTCAACATCCGCAACTCCATTGGGACGGATAGCTTTGTAACCCTACGCGTGGGCAAGGAACTGAACTCCATCACGGTTGATACTGACATGTACGACATGTATAACGCTGTCTATGCAACTGGCGGCACACCTGATGGTAGTGATACTGCAATTACCTTGAAAGGCTACAAGTGGACTGACCCTGAAGGCCGCTACATCTTAACAAGTGATGGTAGTTTACGAGATACTGAGTCTGTTAAAACGTGGTCAAGACTCAGAAGCAATGACAACCCAACACCGACAGACAGCTACCTTAACCATGTTAAGAACTATGAGGCTGTGACGCAAGATACACTCTTGCAGAGCGCCTTGGCTGACCTGAAGAAGTATAACCATCCGGCGGTCAACTACACCTTGGATGTGGCGAGACTGCCTAATAACGTGCATAAGGGCGATACCATCCACATTGAGGATGCAGAGCTGGGCTTATATCTCTCTGGTACCGTTCTGGACATCTCTAAGAGCTACAGCGAAAACAGCACCACGGCTACGGTGGGGGATTACAAGATTGAACCCAATAAAGTGGCCGCAAGCCTTAAAAACCTAGCAACCAACCTGAAAGCCTCAACTGCTAAAACAGATAAGGCTTTTTCTTATGCCTCTCAGGTGGGCGAGACAGCGGAACAGGCCATGACAGCGGCGGATGACGCCACAAAGAAGGCTGATGCGGCTCAGACAGCGGCGGATAATGCTCAGAATACCGCAGATACAGCTAACACTAATGCTGATAAGGCGCAGGACACTGCCAATGATGCTAAGAATACGGCTGATGACGCAAAGGACACTGCTAATAGCGCGGCGGCTGATGCAGATGAGGCCAAAAAGCAGGCGCAAGTGGCGACAGACTCGGCTGAAGCACTAGCCAATACTGTTAATACCATCAAGCCGGTTGTAGAGCAGGCTCAGGCAGATATAGCGGATGCAAAAGCCAACGCAGATACGGCTCTAGCCAATGCTCAGACGGCTATTGCTAACTCAGAGGGTAACAGCACTGCTATTGATACGGTTAGCAAGTCAGTTACTGACCTTACTGATGGTTTAGCGCTAAAGGCTGATAAAACCGGTGTAGATACCCTTAGTCAGACTGTGAAAGCACAGGGCACAACCCTGTCAGCAAACACTGAGGCTATTGAAGCTAAGGCCGAAAAGTCAGAAGTTGACGCACTGAACGATACTGTGACGGCTCAGCAGACCAGCATTAATGAAAATGCAGAGGCTATCAAGCTAAAGGCTGACCAGACTTCCATAGATGACCTAGGGTCTAGGGTAGACAACGCAGAACAGCAGATTACACCGGATGCTATCACCAACACTGTGCTTGGTTCTGAAGACTTCACCAGCTTTCAGGCGGCCAACGAGGAAGACAAGGCGGCTTTGCAGGATGCACTGGACGGTGTGGCGGATGACCAGCAGGTGTCTTTGCAACGTTTAGCCCAAGTTGAGCAGACGGCGGGGGCAGTGAAAACTACTGTATCTACCATGGCCTCTAAGGTTGATGACATGCAGACAGTCACTACGAACGTTGCTAACTATATGCAGTTCGACAGCAACGGGTTGAGCTTGGGGAAGTCAGACTCGCCACTAACTGTCACCGTTGATAACAAGCAACTCACATTCAAAGACGGTGGGAAGCAGGTGGCCTACGTCAACGGCCAAAAGATGTATATCTCTGACCTGCAAGTGCTGAACTCAATCAAACTTGGCTACCACAAAATCAGTAAATACAGCTCAGACGGCGAAACAACAGCAATCACGTTCGTGGGTGAGTAGGAAGGAAGTTTATAAATGGCATTATCAGGTTCTTATAGCTATGCGGTCACTGCTTCTGACACCATCGTAGTGGACTGGTCAGCTACTCAAAACATTGCGGCTAACCAGTCAAAGGTTACTGTCCATGTTAATCTGGTTCGTGGCTCTTATGGCCGGATTGACGCGCATAACGCACAGGCCGACTTATGGATTACTGGGGGTCACTGGACTAATGCCAGCGCGGTAATTGGCGGGGGAAACAACACCACAACTCTGCTGATTGCGGTAGACCAGACCATTAACCATAACGCTGATGGGACTGCATCATTCACCATTGGCTTTACCCAAGTGTTCAACATCAAATTTTCTGGCAGGTACATCGGGACGGTCAACCCCGGTGATAGAACTTTCACCCTGAACACTATCCCACGTGCCAGCTCATTTTCCTCTATCAGCAACATCACGCTAGGGCAGAACATTACTGTCAACATTGCTAACCATGCAAACTTTAGCCACAACATCGAAATGAAGTTGAATGGCACAACGATTCAGGGGTGGCAGGGGCTAGGCGGCGGGGTGAACACCCTCACACTGAATGATGTCGCAACTAACGCTCTGACTGCGGCTTTGGCTAACACAACCTCAGTTCCTATTTCATGGATTATGAGCACTAACTCGGGGAGTACCATGATAGGCGGGATTGCTAGTAGTAATTCTACGGTCTCTCTACCAGCTTCTGAGCTAACTCCCACGGTGGGCACCCTGACCATCGCAGAGGCTAACGCCACGGCGGCTAAGCAGTTCAAGGCAGGGAGTTACATTCAGGGTATCTCCCAGCTCAAGTTCACGGTGTCGGGTAGCTCCGCCACTCACGGTGCGACCATCAAGACCACTGCCATTAGCTTTGAGGGGTCAAACTACGAGAATGGTGCTACCAGTTCGGCTATCAGTACTTCTGGTGCGGTCAAGGCTACGGCTACTGTGACTGACTCACGTGGGGTCCAAGCCTCTACCTCAGTTACCATCAACGTCACAGCCTATCAAGCCCCACAGATTACCACAGCAATTGCTATGCGTAGTAACGCCAATGGGGGCTTTGTATCAGATGGACAGTATTGCACGGTTATTTACAAAGCATCATCTACAAACTTGCCACTAGCAAACGGAAAGAATGCAGTCAAGGTAGCCATTGATAGCCAACTGGCAAACGCTTCAAACTGGACGAACATTGAGACTATCCCTTATACAGGCACTTCCGCAGAGGATACCAAGGTTCTAGGCTCAGACTACGATGGAACCAAGCAGTATAACGTGCGACTTGTAGTCACAGATGCAGTAGGCGGTTCAACTCAAGTTGTTGTCACTCTTGATGTGGCCCACGTTCTGATGTCGTGGGGCAAGACCCAAGTTGGTATTGGGAAGGTGGCACAGCACGGCACTCTTGACATTCTGGGCGACACCTACATGGACGGCGAACTGAATGTCAACGGTAAAATCAGCTTGGCTGGTCCACTAGAAATGCAGGGACAACTCAGCCTATCTAGCCAAGATGGGGAAACGACATATACCGGTGTGCTTACGGCACAACTACTTGAGCAGTTAGACAACACAGAGAAAAAGGCTTGGGAAGGCGGTATCTATCCTTGGCACAGTGACAAAGCAATCATGTCCATACCACTCAGCAAGACGCTAACTGGTTGGCTACTTGTGTGGGACTACTATAAGGGCGGTATTGGGCAGAACGACAAGTACAACTACACGATTCTGCCAAAAGCCGCGCGGCAACTTCCTGTGGGCAGGATAGACGTTCCTCTGGGCATGAATAACGTCGGTAACATGGTGAAGGTTCTTTGGTTCTCTGACACAAATATTGAGGGCGATGACAAGAACGGCACAGACTTGAACGCTCAAGCTATACTGTGTCGTGTCTTTGCAATCTAGGAGGTAGCTATGGAAAAAGAAAAACTGGCCGTGCTGATGAACCTTGACACAGCGGGCTACATCATGGGATACCAGCAAGAGTTCTGGGATGGTGACACGTGGCAGACACCTTTTGATACCACTAACACTGTACTCCTGCCTCAGTCTGAAATAGACAAGATTTCTCTGGGGGCGACCAAGCTGGTTGACGGGCACTTGGTAGTTGACAAGGACAAACAAGCAGAACTTGAAGCCCAACAGCCAAGTATAGACGAGCCAGTAGACTATGGCGCAAAGATTGCCGACCTAGAAGCACAGCTTAAACAGGCTAACGATGCAACCTTGGAGCTGGCGGACATGATGCTAGGGGGTGACAGCGATGCAACTACCAGCACTGACTAGGATGTATGCAGACGCAGTACGAGCGGGTGAACGTACCTTGGACAAAGTACCCCCACGTATCAGACAAGATGTACAAACATTGTTGGAGAGTGAGGGAGAAGATGACACAGTGGATAGCAGTAATTAGTGCTGGCGTTGGCGCGCTTGGCACTATTTTTGTCGCCAAAATCAAACACGGCGACCATGAGGATGTCTACGCTGACCACACCGCAGAACTGTTCGACCGGCTGGATAAAATCACCCAAGAGCGCGATGAGCTCAAGGCTCAGGTGATTGCACTTCAGGGCAAGGTAGATGAGCAGACGCGGCAGATTGAGGCGTTGACTACGCAGATGAAAGCACTGACCAAGACAGTGAAGGGAGCAGAACATGAACAACTGGACTGAGTTAATCGTGAGCATTGCAGTGGCCGTTATCCCCGTCATTGGGGCGTTTGTCTCTAAGAGGCTAGTAGGCAATAAGCAGGCGGTCTCCCTCATCCAAGCTATTGAGCCACTGGCTCAGGCGGCGGTGACTGCGGCGGAACAGATGGGGGTTACTGACCAGTTGACCGGGGCCGCTAAGAAGTCAGGGGCGGTGCAGTCTGTGATGACTTCACTGGCTAAACTGGGGTTCACCAAGGCAGATGAGCAGATGGTAGGCGATGCGGTCGAAAAGGCGTTCGCTGACCTCAAGACCCAACTACATAGCACATATGGAAAGGACGGCAAGAATGAAGAAGACAAGTAAGCTAATGGTGGTACTGGCTGGGGCTGTGATGGCTCTGGCCTTTTCTACCTCAAGTATCGTATCCGCGGCTACTAGGGAGTATGGCGTTGACTGGTCCAAGTATCAGGGCAACTATGGTAAGTACGGCACGGCCAAGGACAAATTTGTGATTGCCCAAGTCGGGGGCACCTATAATGGGTACTATGTTGACCAAGCTACATACAATACCCAAGTGTCCTCTGCGATTGCGGCGGGTAAGTACGCGCATACCTACATCTGGTACCAAGTCGGCGGTAACACCACGGTGGCTAAGGCCGCGATGGACCGCTTTTTACCCCGCGTGCAGACGCCAAAGGGTTCTATTGTAGCGCTGGACTATGAGGCCGGTGCTTCAGGTGACAAGCAGGCGAACACGAACACTATCATCTACGGGTTGAACCGGGTCAAGGCGGCAGGCTACACACCTGTGCTGTACTCCGGTAAGTACTATCTGAATGACAACACTTACTACTCGCAGATTAACAAGGCCTTCCCCAACTCCCTCTGGATTGCAGGGTACCCGCTGAATGGGGTCCAAACAGAAGCCCCATTTAAGTACTTTCCAAGCTATGATGGTATCGCTATCTGGCAGTTCACCAGCTCATATGGCTCTGCGGGGCTAGATGGCAACGTGGACTTGCTGGGCATCACTCACAAGGGCTACGACGGCTCCCACAAGACAGATACGGGCAAGGTGGTTGTGACCCCAAACACATCTACTCCGGCTACCTCAGCAGGGCAGGCGGCCAACCACACGGCTAAGGCTGACATTAAGGCTGGTACCACGGTCAAGGTCAATCTGTCTGCTAGTCGATGGGCTACGGGGCAGAGTATCCCAAGTTACATCAAGGGTAAGACCTACACCGTGCGCCAAGTCTCAGGTGACCGCGTTCTGTTGGATGGGGTCATGAGCTGGGCCAAGAAGACTGATGTAGAGATTCTAGCCACCAGCACCGCTCAACCGGTGTCTAGCTTTGACTACGCCCAACGGGGCCTCTACCGGCCAAGCGTCACGGTCAATGTGCGCACCGGGGCAGGTACTCAGTACAAGGTAACCGGCCACCTTGGCTATGGTGACCACATCACCTATAACCATGTCTACGTCAAGAACGGCATGGTATGGGCACGGTACCAGAGCTACACTGGCGTCCGCTATGTCGCACTTGGTGTGATGGGTGGCAAGGCGTATGGGACACGCTCTGTATACTAGTCTCATTAGGGCCTCAGCAGATGCTGGGGTCTTTTTTTCGTGCCAAAATGATACCGCCTTTATGCTATTATAAATGCAGTGATAATAAGGGGGGACTGCACTTGGCAAAGTTCGCAGATGATTTCTACAGTAACATGGATGGGCAAGAACTGGACAAGTTGAAGCGAGTTATAGAATTGCTAGAGGAAAATGAAACCAGTGATACCCGGCAACTCCATGAAGGAAAAGAGCTAGAATGGCATTTTGCCCTGTGCAAGCCAATCCAAACATCTTTTACGCAAAAGAAGTATTCACGAGCAGTATTTATAAATGATTATTATTCCGCATATTTTCCGGCGTCAAGTAAACTAATTGATGAAAATGGGAAAGTAGACAAACTTGATAAGGTTATAATGGTTCCACACTCTGACTTAATGGAAAAAGGATACAGTGAAGGCCTTGGCAATTCAGTTACTATAACGTACCATCCATTTACTGTAACGTACAATCCAGTTGTACATATAATTAACAATCCAGTTCTGCGGGTTGATGAGCCCGGTGGTTACTCACGTGAAAATGTTAGGCGCGCTGTGGCTTACGTTGCCACCCGTCGCGATGAAGCTGAAAAGGTACAGGAGCAGAAGCAAGCAGAGGAACAGGCGGCGCAAGAACAGAAGCAGGCAGAGGAACAGAAAGCAATCACTGACCGCCGTAGTCGATTAAATGCCGCACCCGTTCAACCTGAGGAGGAGCCAGATATGGGAGAAGAACCCCGCACACGAGTAGGACGCAATGCTGGTGTACAACAGCATCGCCATGAACGCGTTGAGCAAGTAGAGGAGACCGTACAAGCCCCTGTAGAACCTGAACCAGCCCCAAGAAAGGCGCGCACCACTTCTGGTAACGCTAAGTTTTCGTTTGATACGGCTAAGTACATCATCAGTGTAAACACCATCCCGGATGGCTTTGTATTTCTGAAGCCTGCTTACTATGCGTATTCTGCAACCATGTCTTTAGGCTCTGTCTTTGGAAACGCGGGCAATGGATATGCCAAGGCGTACAACGCGGTACTGGCAGGCATTCAGGCTGAAATAGATAAAGGTGAGTTTGATGCCCTATTCAATATGCGGGTTATCACCAAAGACACCTCTGATTCTACTGAGTATGATTGTGTCATCTATGGGGACGCCTGCATAGTTGCTGAGTAGGGCAAAATAATAGACCTCAACCTTAGGCTGGGGCCTATTTTTGTCTACTCATTTTGCTGGTACTGTGACGGATACCATCTGCACAATTAGCCCCGGGTTGGCGGTCTTGACCTCTTCAAAGCTAGAAGGTGTTGGGTACTCCACATAGTCTGGTAGGGCGACTGCTAGGGCATTAGGGGCCGCCGTTAAGGCCTCTTCTAGTGTTGCGCCTTGGCTCACCGTGTCTGGGACATCCGGGAAGGTCACTGTATACTGTCCATCATTGTCTGCGTTGTCGAACACTGCCGGATACATCAGAGTTGCCGTGCTGTGCTTTTTCAGGGCGTGTAAACCCCAGATGCCAAGTCCCATTGCACCAACGCCAAACACAGTACCAAGTACAGCACCGCCACCAATGAGGCCTGCCACCACAGCACCGGGGCCACCAAGACTCTTCACTAAGTCACCTTTACCATAAAGCCCAAGGTTGTCTATTGGGTTATGTGCCATTTCTTTCACCTCATACCTTTTTGACTATACTATACAACGCCTGAGGCATCCATAGGATAGGGCTAAGGACTGAACTTGGAAAGCACACGCCACCACCCCTAAGACGCTCACACGGCTCTCTCAGGACGCTACAGGCCTATCACAGTGCCACCCCGGGGCTTGTGTAATTGCTGATAGTTACCCCCTTGCCAAAAAGGCAAACTGTGGGGGCTCATTGCCCCATTGCATACACAGCCCGTTATAGCAGATGGCGCTAAGCTCACCCGCAAACAGCACTCAATCTCTACCACAATTCTGCCCGTGGTACCACTGGTGGGAGTTTGAGGTTTATCTATCGTTAGAAGTGCGGTCGAACTCATGAAAACACCGCGATTACACCAAGTGGCTGAGCGTACCCCGTGACGTTTCCGCCACCAGAATGTCCACCCCTACAGTTTAGCTTTATAGTCGCAAGGCCGTAGACGCCAAGGTATGACGATGTAGCGGGTGACTGGTCTACTACACCGGCCCACTTTGATTGCGGCGGCTGGGCGGGCCATACGTTAACTAGACGATAATACCGGCACGTTGCATATACCGGAAACATAGCAATCCATGATATACTGTGGCTGTATCTTGGCTGATACACTGCATATCTACCTATTGGCGTAGGTGGGTTGCTTACAGATATTCAGTTATCTGGGCTACTTGGCGTTGGCGCGCTGAGTAGCTTTTTTGTCATCTTCTGCAAACTGTAGGAAGGCCCCGGCGGTGAAGGCAATCAAGAAGGTCAGGACTAAGGCGCATACAGTCTGCTGATGGGTGAGGAACCATAGTAGCAGGTCAAGCATTGGTATCACCTCGCATAACCTGTGTGAAGGCCTCAGGGTCTCCCAGTCCCGCATACCCTTCCTGAATGAGGCGAGTGCCTTGGATGAGGCGGGCTAAGGATAGGCTATCAACCACAGCCACGTTGGCGGGCGCACCCGGGGTATCCCATCTAACTTCTGCGCTCACGCCCAGCTCTGCGGCTAGGTCTCTCAGGCTCTGAGTCAAGCAGTCGGGTAGGTTGTCGCCGTTTGCATCTCTCAGGTCAGCTGGTAGGCTGTGGGTCAAGATGGCTAAGCCGGTGATGTAGTCGGCTACTGCGTTCTCATTAATCATGTGTTTGTCCTTTCTGTGGGTTGAGGCAGGTTGTGGTGCATTTATGCAGAAGCATTTAGGGTAGTGGTACGGCCACTGCCTGCCAGCGTGTGATTTTAGTAACTGTGTTGCATCAAGAACCCATCTAAGTCTGATTTACGGAACCGCGCTTGGGTGTTCACCTTGCTATACGCAAGACCCTGCTTAATCCAGTTGGACAGCGTGGTACGGCTGACACCAACGTACTCTGCCGCCAGCTTCCCATCCATCCATTCTGGATATTGCTTGGGGGCATCGCCCATGTGTTTCACTGCTTCCTGCATCAGCTCAGTCAGGTTATCAACCAACTGTTGCTGGTACTCTTCAGACAGTAGCGAGCTCAATGTGTTTTGTGCTACTTGAGTCATACATTCACCTCTTTCTTTTGTACAAGTTATGTGCTACCATCAACTTATACAAAAAGCATAACACGACTTTTTAGGAAGGTCAATACAAAACTTGGACATAATATGTACAAACTCAATGGGAGGTGTAGAATTGAGTGAAACTGGCGAACTAATCCGGTCCATGCGGGTAGCTAGACGCCTGAGCCAAAAGGACTTAGCTAACTTTTCTGGCGTGTCCTATTCATCTATTGTTGCCTACGAAAACAACAAGCGGGAGCCTAAGCGGCAAGCGCTAGATGCTATTATGTGGGCTCTCAACCAGTATGAAGAGACCAAGGGGCCTAAGATTAGTAGGCAAACAATACCCAAGCTAGACAGCACAGAAAAGCCAAAAATTGTAAGAGTGGTTGACCTAGCTTCAGATGATGTTGCTTATAGTTGGAAAGGGAAGGCCCTGACTGACCCGCAAGTAGCCACCGTGCGCGCCGTGGTGAAGTCATTAGTAGAACCACCGGAAAGCACTAACTAGCACCAAGCCATTAGATTTACCCAAGTCACTGCCTGCCAGCGTAGACAAGGGAGAAAATAAAATGGCAACTATTAAAGCATACACAACGAAAGACGGGAGCACTCAGTACTACTTTAAGATTTACAAAGGGGTGAACCCTGCAACAGGCAAGAAGGAAACAACCACCCGCCGGGGATTCAGCACTGAAAAGGCCGCACGCATGGCGGCTACTAAGATGCAGTCTGACATTGACGAACACAAGAACGTGCGCGAGCCCTCTAAGCTGACATTTAAGTATGTGGCAGAAAAGTATTGGGAAGAGCGCAAGCTAAACATGCGTGAGTCTACTAAGATTGATAGAAGGCTGGCAATCGAACAATACGTGTACCCATCTATTGGTCAGATGCGCATTGGCTACATCCGGCGGGAAGACATTGTAAAAGCCATAACCGGCTGGAAAAAGCGTTCTGAGTACCTAGCGAACGACGCACTGGGCTTCACCCGGGCCGTGTTCAAGTTTGCGATTGCATCACAGCTGGCTAAGGTAGACCCCACCAAAGGGCTGTCTGCACCAATCCCTCATCGCAAGGGACAGGATGAAGACCTTTTCTGGGACAAGGACCAGATGGATAAGTTCTTCAGTTGCATTGACCGTGATACCAACTTAAAGGACTACGCGATTTTCCGCACCTTGGCATACACGGGGTTACGGCATGGTGAGCTAATTGCCTTGCAGTGGGGTGATGTGGACTTGGTAGCTTGTGCTATCAAGGTGACCAAAACCCTGTCTAACAGTAGAGAGGTCAAAGGTGGCAAGATTGAACCACCTAAGACCCCAGCTGGTAACCGGGTGGTCCCATTAGATGGGGAGACTGTAAAGGTACTGAAGGACTGGAAAGAGCTACAGGCAAAAGAGCTCATCATCAAGGGCTGGAAAAATGAAGGCACTAAGCAGTATGTCTTTAATGGGCGACAAAACAAGCACATTGCTAAGGCCACCATCCCGTACCGCCTCAAGAAGATTATTGATGACAACAAGCTAAAGCCTGCTATCTCAATCCACAAGTTCCGACACAGCTATATCAGTAACATGCTTATCTCTGGCGCGAGTGTAAGCACCGTACAGCATCTGGTAGGCCATGAGTCCCCTGAGATTACACTGAGGGTCTACGCGCATATCAGTAAAGATGTAAAGACAGAGGCCGCGGATGCCTTTGCTAAGTACATGAAAGGCGATGAGCCGAAAACACCTGCTGGGAAGTCAGAAGGACGGTCAGCTGAAACCGCTCCCCAGCCGTCTAAGCCACGTAAGCCTCTCAAAACGCCGTCAGACCGGCCTGTACTTGAGTTCTACTAG